GAGTGCAGGAAGGTTAATAGTTAATATGCCACCAAGACATACCAAGTCTGAGTTTGCATCAATTTATTTTCCTGCTTGGTACATTGGTAAATATCCTAAAAAGAAAATTATGCAGGTGTCACACAACGCAGAACTATCTGCGAGGTTTGGTTCTAAAGTTAGAAACTTAATTGATAGTGCAGAGTATAAAGAGATCTTTGGAGATGTTAAACTACGAGAAGATAGTAAGGCCAAAGGACGTTGGGAGACCAATCATGGTGGGGAATATTATGCAGCGGGTGTAGGCGGTTCTATTACAGGACGAGGGGCGGACTTACTTATTATCGACGATCCACACACAGAACAAGATTCACTTTCTGATTCCGCAATGGAAAGAACTTACGATTGGTATTTGTCAGGGCCACGTCAGCGTTTGCAACCTAAAGGTTCTATTGTTTTAGTTATGACGCGTTGGGCACAAGATGACTTAACAGGAAGATTATTGAAATCACAAACAGAACCTAAAGCAGATACTTGGAGACAAATTTCTTTTCCCGCAATCTTACCAAGTGGCAATCCCGTGTGGCCTGAATATTGGAACCTAGAAGAATTGGAAAAGGTTAAAGCGTCGTTGTCCGTGAGGCATTGGTCGGCACAGTATATGCAAGAACCAACTTCAGAAGAAGGAGCCATCATCAAGCGTGATTGGTGGATCCCGTACCACGGCCCAATGCCCGTACTTAAACACGTCATTCAATCTTACGATACGGCGTTCAGTAAAAAAGAAACTGCCGACTACTCTGCGATTACCACGTGGGGAATTTTTTCACCACAAGATGGTGCAGCTGATGCAGTGATGCTTATCGATGCGGTTAGAGGTAAATACGATTTCCCTGAACTAAAAGCTGTTGCCCTAGATCAATACAAATATTGGCAACCTGAATCTATCATCATCGAGGCAAAAGCCACGGGCCAACCATTGATACACGAGCTTAGAAGAATGGGTATACCGGTATTAGATTACGTACCATCTAAGGGGCGTGACAAACATACAAGAGTTAATGCCTGTGCTCCTATCTTTGAATCAGGCCAAGTTTATTACCCTCACGGCGAGAAGTTTGCTGAAGAGGTTATTGAGGAATGTGCAGCTTTTCCGCACGGAGAACACGACGATTATGTGGACAGTACGACACAAGCTATGTTAAGATACCGACAAGGTTATTTTGTAAGTACTTATTCCGATGAAAAGGAAGAAGAAAGTATTTACACTCACGAAAAATATATATATTACTAAGGAGAATACTATGGCAAAAAAATCAAAAAAAATCGCAGCGGCTATTGCTGCGGGTTTAGCTGCTTACGGTGCTTCTAAGATGTTAGGAAGAAAAGGCGCGGGAGAAAGTGCCATGGATTCTACATATGACGAAGCTGGCGTAAAGATGCTAAGACCAGAGGACACATCTGCAAAAGCTAGAATCAGATCTATCGGAAGAAGAAAAATGTATCAGGATATGCCTATGTCAGGACAAGACGAAATGTTTGGACTTGGGGCAATGGATGGTGCTAAGTACGGTAAGATGATGAAAGCTAAAAGTGGTACTATGGTTATGGCTAGAGGTCAAAAATTAGGAAGAAAAAAACCAACTAAGATTTGCTAATGGCTGAAGTCGATAAAGTAATGGAGGAACAAGTTATTGAGACTCCTGAAACTGAAGAAGTAGATATTGAATTAGAATCGGATAACGAAGACTTAACAACACAAGAGGTTGTTGAGGACTCGCAAGAGTTTTATAAAAATCTTGCGTTAGATTTATCTGAGGACGTTCTAAAAAGTATTTCTAAAGAACTTGTCGACGAATACAAGAAAGATAAAATTTCAAGAAAAGATTGGGAGACATCCTATACAAACGGTTTAGATCTATTAGGATTTAAATATTTTGAAATGACTAGACCGTTTAAAGGATCGGCAGCCGTGACTCATCCACTCTTAGCCGAAGCCGTTACACAATTTCAAGCACAAGCCTATAAAGAATTACTACCAAGCGATGGTCCTGTAAGAACCAAAGTCATTGGAGCTGAGGATCAACAAAAAGTTGAACAAGCAAGTCGTGTTCAAGAATTTATGAATTATATGATCACAGATCAGATGGAAGAATACACACCTGATATGGATCAACTATTATTTTATTTACCACTAGCAGGTTCTGCATTTAAAAAAGTTTACTACGATGAAATTATGCAAAGAGCCGTTGCAAAATTTGTACCGGCAGAAGACTTAGTGGTGCCTTATTACGCAACTGATTTAATGGATTGCGAAAGAATTACTCACGTTGTTAAGATGGGAGAGAACGAAATCCTAAAACAACAAAAAGCAGGCTTCTATAGAGATGTAGAATTACAACCTGTTCAGTTTGAAAAATCACAAATACAGAAAAAATACGAAGAGCTAGAAGGAATTTCTCCATCAGGAGAAGATCCTAGCAACTTTAACATTTTAGAAATGCACGTAGATTTAAATTTAGAAGAATATGAGTATGAAGATGCAGAGAAAGATGTAAAACTTCCTTACATTGTTACCATCGATGAAGGTTCAGGAGAAGTTTTATCCATTTATCGTAACTACGATATGACGGATGAGATGAAAAAAAGAAAAGAATACTTCGTTCACTACAAATTTTTACCAGGTTTAGGCTTTTATGGCTTTGGTTTAATCCATATGATAGGTGGATTATCGAGAACAGCTACACAAGCACTAAGACAATTACTAGATGCGGGTACATTATCTAACTTACCTGCAGGATTTAAGTCGAGAGGCATCAGAATTAGGGACGACGATCAGCCATTTAGACCTGGAGAGTTTAGAGATGTGGACGCACCAGGCGGAAATATCAGAGATCAGTTTCAAATTTTACCATTTAAAGAACCATCAGCTACATTATTTCAACTTTTAGGCTTCGTGGTTGGTGCAGGTCAGAGATTTGCAGCAATTACAGAGATGGATGTAGGCAATGATTCACAAAATAGAGCAGTTGGCACAACAATTGCACTATTAGAACGTGGTTCGAGAGTCATGAGCGCAATACACAAGCGATGTTACTACGCAATGAAGAAAGAATTCAGACTTTTAGCTAAAATCTTTTCAGTTTATCTGCCACCGGTGTATCCGTATTCCGTATATGGTGCAGATAGGCTGATTAAAGTACAAGATTTTGACGATCGAGTAGATGTAATTCCTGTTGCTGACCCAAATGTCTTCTCAATGGCACAAAGAGTTACACTTGCTAACGAAAATTTAAAGATTGCACTAAGTGCTCCACAATTACACAACATCAGAGAAGCATATCGTAGAGTATATGAGTCATTAGGTACAAAAGAAATTGATAATCTTCTAAGACCTGAAGAAATGCCTATACCTAAAGACCCAGCTATAGAAAATATGGAAGCACTTCAGATGAAATTACCAAAAGCATTTCCTGAACAAGACCACGATGCACACATTCAAGCACATAGAGCATTTATGGCTACAAGAATGGTGCAGATTAATCCAATGGTCTACGCATTATTACAAGGACACGTTTCAGAACACGTAAGTTTAAAAGCACAAGGAGAAGTTGGTGCTACAATTGCAAGTAATCCTCAACTACAACAAATGATGCAAGAGGATCCTAAAACAGCAGAGATTCAAATCAATGCAATGATTGCAAACAGAGTTTCTCAACTAACGATGGAACTAGCACAATCCGAAGCCCAAGGACAACAAGACCCACTCGTTGCTTTGAAACAAAGAGAGTTAGATTTAAAAGCTTTAGACCTACAAAGAAAAGCACAAGAGAATATGTTAAACTATGAATTGAAAGCTGAAGAGATTGACGAAAGATTAGATCTTGAGAAAATGAAGCTTGAAGATTCTGAAGAGCAACACCAAGAGAGAATGAGAGTTGCTAGAGAAAAACTAGCTGTACAGAAAGCTAAAAATGAAAAGAAAAAATAAAAAATTAAAAATTAAAAAAGCATACTCAGGTGATTTTATGACATCTGAGATGTCTAGCAGTATGTATGAGTCAGGTAGAGCTGCAGCTCAAGCTTTTCAAGATAGCTATCAAGGAGGAGATGGTGGCGGAGCACCAACAACAACTCAAACTACACAAGCAAAAAAAGATACAGGTGCTAAAGGATTTTTTGATACAACAACTACTGCATTAAATTTAATTGGCAAAGGTATATTTGATGTTAGCGGATTAGGTTTAGCTGTTAAAGCTGCAAAAACAGTTGGTCCTAAAGTTAGAGAAGTATTAACACCACAAACAACTAAGAAGACAGCTGATGCAAGATTATCAGGTTCGTTTACAACTACCTACGCTAAGAAACCAGTTATACAACCTTATGTAGGTGGGGACAGTAACGATACACCTATGGTTTTAAAAAAACCTATTTTACCTAAAAAGGAAACAACTACTGAAGAAAAATTTACAGCTCAAAAATTTTTCCCTTTCCGTGCGTACAGGAACGGTGGTGTACCTAGCGGGCCACCACCGAAAAGAGGGCCTAACCCACAAGTGCCGCCGGTTAAATTAAAAAATGGCGGGGTAAAGACTAATAGTAAGAAAAGTGTTAGTATGAGAGGTATAGGTAAAGCTATAAGAGGAACTAAATTTAGTGGAGTATACTAATGGATAAGAAAAGAGCTAGAATTAGAGCAAAAGAATATAAAAGAAAATTAAACGAAGCTACAAAAGACCTTCCTATGTCTAAAGAAGGTTCACCAACTGTAACAGATACAGAAACAGGAGAAGTAACTTACGGAAGACCTAGAAAATTTAATTCAGGTAGTAAGTTAAAAGATTTAATTGGCCCAATAACTGTATCGCCATCGGGCACACAAGAAACTACGGTTGAAGGTAAACTTAAAAGAGATACCAAAGCAGGTAGTGTAGGTGTTGGAACAAAATTTGGAAATATTACTTTAAGTAAATCAAACGTAACTGAAAGTATGCCTGGTTACTCAGATTATAAAACAAAATCAAAAGGTATATCTTACGACAAAAGATTTAATGTTGGAAAAAATTCAACATTAGATGTTGGAGTTAGATCTGGAAAATCAAAATCTTCTTTTGGTGATTCTAAAACTAAAGGTGCAACTGTAACATTTACTAAAACTTTTAAAGATGGTGGTATGTGCCGAGGTATGGGCAAAGCCATTAGAGGTGGGAAATTTACGGGGGTCAAGTAATGATTCCTTGGGGTCTATTAGGTCAAGGTTTAAAATCTGGACTAGAAATCTACAAAAATAAAAAAGCAGCTGATGTTGCAATGTCAGAAGCAAAACTTCTTCACATAGAAAAAATGAAACGTGG